TAAACATCATCACCTACTGTTACCCGCCATTCCGGAAGCCATGTCATGCGATTGTGTAGCCTCTCAATGTGCCGCGAGTGGCTGCATCTGTAAGGATTTGATCGATTGCTTCTGCAATTGCGTTAGGATCTCCCACGCCTGTATTCACAGTGATGTTCACGCCTACTGGTACTTGACGTCCAGAACCATTGCTTCCAAGTCCTGCTCCAGAACCGCCTGAATCGTAAGGCATAGTGGATGGGATACTTGCCCCTACAAAAGGCTCATAGCCGCCTAAAGTAGCTTGTTGCGTTGGTGTCAATGACTCAAACGCACTTGCTGCTGTTCCCTTAAAAGTTTCTAATGCGCGAGCAACAGATGATGCAGAAGGTGCAGAAGGTGCAGTTGTTGTTTTTAGTTTTGCCAACTCATCCAGCATCAATTTAATCTTGAGTAAAGCCAAATCTAAATTAGCTTGATCAATTAATTCCTTAGGCTTTAATCCATTGAGGATAGATTCAATAGCCTTCATCTGAGTGTTCTGACCAGTCAGGGCATTAAGCACAGCAAGATCTGCGTTAAGTTTTTTAGTTGCTGCTGTAATCGCTGCTTCATCTTTAGAAGCAATGGCTTCTTCTAAAGCAAGTATAGAACGCTTGACATTTAAGCGAGCAGTATCATTAGCGATCTGTAAGATTTGTGACGCATTAGTAGCTTTGCCTAGTAATTCTGCTTGATTGGCTAAAGCTGCTGCATTCTGAATCTTGTCAATATCAAAAACACTATCACCCTTATTAAGCGCAAGATTTGCCTTGTCAATTGCAATGCCTAATCTTTTGTCTTTAAGGATCTTAGCCTGAGCTGCTGCTTGCTCTTTTGTGAGCTTTGTGACCTTAGTCTGAGTCTTTAGAACAGCGTTATCAACCTGACCAGATACAGTCATGGAGACATTACCCATGCCCTTAGGAATTACACCCTTAGCAAAAGATTGCTTATCAAGTGCCTTGTTTAAAGTTCCCAGCAAGAAAATTGCTCCAGCGATTGCTGTAGTCATAGGCAAGAACGCTGCTGCTGCTACGACACCGACTGCAATGAGAACAGGCTTAAAATCTTCTAGCTTGCCAATTAATAGACCGACATTCTTTAGAGTGTCTGCAATGCCTACTGCTAACTTATTGATGTTATCTATTCCAGCAGTGCTGCTTCCACCTGATAGAGCAGTAATGGCATCAAACAAACCTTTACCAATAGTCTCTTTAGCGTTATTAGCTGCGATGGTAAGCTTGTCTAATTGACCGGCAAATGTATTTGCTGCTGCTGTTGCCTGTCCTGCAAACAAAGTGGTCAAGCGTTGCTGAATTTCCTCGAATGATGATGATGTAAGTTCAGCCCTTGTCAGTCCTACACCTAAACGACCGAGTGCTTGAGTCTATGCCTTCTGGAGACTTTGTGAGACTTGGGTCACGCTCTTACCTGTGCCGGCTGCAATATCTAGTGCAAGTCCTAGCAATTCTTGAGACTTAGTTACATCGCCTGTTGCACGAAGCAAGCGATCCATAGCCGGACGAAGTTCGTCATCGAGCACGCCTGTCTGTTGCTCTAAGCGAGAGATAAAGCCATTGACTGTGCCAATGTTTGATCCGTAAGCCAGATTAAGATTTTTTAGTGTCTGACCTAGTGACGTTGCAGCCTTGTCATCTTCTGCGAACGCTTTGACAGAAGCTCTACCGAAAGCAAGGACTGCCGCTGTGCCGAATGTGCGAGTGAGAGTCTTGCCTAAATTCTGAGTGTTTTTGTTTAGTTGAGATACAGCAGTGTCGGCTTTTTTAAACGCTGGCTTTCCAGTAAATTGCGCGGCAATATCAATGACTACATTGCTCATGCTGACTCCCTTACGCTGCTCACTGTTGCACGCTTATTTAATTTATCTCTAGCCGTGTCAATAGCTTTAAAAATAGCTACTAACTGCTTGCCTTGATCTTGCTCCCATGCACGATAAAGCACACGACCACGCATATCTTGACCCATCTTCTTTGAGCCATAAAGTTGCCCTTGCTCAACGAATACTGCGCCACGCAAGTCAGTAGATGTTCTTTTAGTTTTTTGATCGCCAGAATTGTTTAAACGTCCAGCCTTTTCGTAAATCGATCCGGCTGCTGACATATTCTTTATTCTAAACAAAGATCTAAAACCTTTAGAATTAGGCTTGCCATAACCAGTGCGATACACAATTCCACGCTTAATTAGCGTTGCATCGTAACGCGGAAATGGTCGAACCCTGCCAGATGTGTTAAACGCCTTAGGTTCTTTTACAGCGACCTTATCCCAATTGTAAAGACCAGCTGGAGCTTTATTAGGTACAAATCCTCTAGCGTCTCTTTGAATTACTTTGAGAGAAGTAGTGATCTCTTTAGTCAATTCTTTAGCAAGATCCGGAGCAAATTTGTTCAAAGCTTTACGAAGTTCGATGACGCCCTTTACTTCTGTTGGCATCTTTGATCTCCTTAGCTTCATCCTTTAGACCTTGCACTAGAGCATCTAGCATGGTCTTATCTAATTCCAGTAAATGCTGTGGCGCGATCCCTAACCTAATGCTTAGCCTAGCAATTAGGTAGGTGAACGGAAGATCGCGCTTTAAGCTAAAGGGTCTGAGTCAAGCACCTCAACACTTTTAAGTGTTTCGATAAACTCAATCCCGAAAGGTTTTACAGTTTCACCTGACCTGCGTGTAATTTCCCAAGCCAACCAATAGACATCCGTCTGTTTTTCTTCCTGACGAAAGGCACGATGAAATCCTTGCTTCGCATATAATTCGAAGCTGTATTCCACAGCAGGCGTTATTTCGCCTTCAATAATGCTTCCGTCTGTACGAGTGATCTTTAGTTTTGCCATGAGTTGCCCCTTTGTTAGTTAGTTAGTTTATGACCAAGTACCTGTAGTTGCATAAGCAGTCTTGCTGTTGCAAGTAAAGGTGATATCAATCATTGCTTCATCAGCGACTGCGCCGTTGATGTCTGTTAGGTTGTCAACAAAAATCGTACCCGAATAGAGAACGTTGGTTGCTGATACTGCTGCTGATGAATCTTGGATTGCTTGGAAAGCAACTGTTGATCCAAATGCTGACTGTAGTGTAGCAAGAACTGATCCTGCTGCTGTGTCGTTCAAGAATGTCACAGTAATTGTATCTGCTGCCAATCCAGCCACAAATTTGTGAGCTGTATCACCCATTGCTGAAACCTCGATGGCGTCCACAGTGCGGTTTAATTGGAAAGCAGTTACATGGTCTGAAAGATTGACTGTAGCAATCTTAAAACCGACCTTATTGTTTAGAAAAATTGCCATTGATTATTCCTCGTCCTTCTTTGTAGTTACTGGTTTTGCTGCTGGTACTGCTGGAGTCTGACCAATCTTCTTCAAGAAGGCTAGATCCTCTGGTGTTAGCTCTGACATATTAGCTCCAACTTGTTAGGATTGATACGGAAATCTCGCAGCTGAGTAGGTCTCCCGAAGCAGCATTGAGAACGCTAGGTGCGCTGACTGCGCCTATATTGTACGTCAAATTAGATGCAGCGAGCTTGTTAAACACTCTGACTACAAAATCTTCTATGCCATTCAAATTTCCTTCGTTATCGAATAGCGGCGCAACGATCATAATCCGGAAGGATGCTAAAGGACTAATTGTATTTCGTGCATTATTGCTAGGCGTAATGTACGGATTATCCGGAGAAATAATTACGCTGTTTGCTAATACAACTGGTGGTGGAAATGCGAAAACTTGATAAAGATTATTATCGACTAGAGCAGTTGCTAGAGTCGTACGGAGTGTCGTTATTGCTGTTGGCATTATCAGCCAATCATCGATCGTGGGTCGAGCGCATGGGCAATCATGCCCCTTATTTTTGCCAGCAATTGCGCTGATAATCTATAAGGGGATGGCTGGAAATCGGCAACATTAGATCCGCTGAGAGTTGCGGTTCTTCCCTGCCAGATTTCAACACTGACCATTAGGGCAGCGTTAATTACAGCATCGTCTAAAGTCCAGTCTGTGTAATTTGTTGCTGTCACTTTGCCAAAAGGTGCAATAGGGTGCACTGGCTTGATCGCGGCATGATTTGTAGCCATTGTTATTGAATAAGGTGTAACTGCTGTTAAAACTTTAGATCCGTTAAAAGATGATCCGCATCCTGTTATTGTAACTGTCTGCCCGACATAATAAGTGTCTAAAAGTTCTTGATCAAAATAAAGTGTTCCTTGACCTACGATACTGGAATGTGACACAGCATAATTACTGTTAGTCCATAACATTGGAAGAAGGACATCGTCTGCGGCATCGCATACGGATTGAAGGGTCGCGTCTGGATACAATGTGCCAACTCCAAGTGTGCTTCTTAGACTTGCAACTGTCGTAAGTGCCATCGCGTTTCCTTTCTAAAGACTCTGGGGAGTAGAGGGCTACTACTCCCCAGAGCGACTTAAAGTGTTGCTAATTAAGCAACTTGTACTGCGCGGAATGCTGCTGGGTAGCGATTAACTACTGCAACGTATCCGTAGATACCGATTTCAAGCTGTCCGTTTGAGACAACATTTGTGCGGATCTGTAGGGTGCCGGATTCATGGAATCGCATTGCCATAGTTGGATAAACAAGACCAACCTTGATGTTAGATGTGCCGCCTGTGTAGTTTGGATCTACTACCAAGTTAAGACCAGCGATTGTGCCGTTAGTCGATCCCTGTGTAACCAAGCCGTTAGCATTCATAGGTGCTGCGGCTGCGTATAGAGGACGTCCTGTTGAATCGACTTCACCTAGAAGACCAGCGAAATCTACGTTGTCGTTTCCACCTGATGTAGCAACCAATAGGTTGTTAGGTGTCTGACGCATTACGCCGTATGAATCTGCAATTGACTTAGCGATTGCCTTGTAAATTGTTGATGATGATGAATCTGATGATCCGTCTGCTGCAATCTTTGCTGCATACTGATCTGTCTTCTGTGCGTAGCTGGCAGCCAACTCGCGCAAATACAAATCAAGGAAAGATGGGTCGCTGCGATCAACGAGCTCTAGATCTAGAACGCCCGCGCCCGCGAACTTGACTACGTCATCTTCTTGGAAGGTGACAGTAGTGTCAGATGATGCAAACTCTGCACCTTCTGCTGTTAGTGCAACAGATGCCTGTGTTCCTAGCTTAGGAGTGAAAATTTTCATTCCAGATGCAGGAAGTGCTGCACGCTCGATGCTATCAATGAACGGACGTGATGAATCAATAATACCGATTACATCCTTTAGGTATGTTGGTGGAACCATACCTGTGTTTTCTGCAACCGTTGCAACTGAAAGAGCTGCTACTAATTCGCGTGCATCTGCGTCACCGCGTGATGCGTTTAGTTGTGCCTTAGCAAACTCACCTGCTGTGATGTTTAGGTTAAGACGAGGATTTGTGTAGTAACTTGCTGTAACTGTAGGGCGAGCAGCTTCTACAGCCGCTGCTTCTACTGGTGCTGCTTCGACTGTAGTGTCTTCCACGACTGTCTCGCTTTCTGTTTGTTTGGTTTCTTCAACAGGGATGACTTCCTCTGCTGCGATCTCTAGTATTTCTGCTGATGCAAATGCAGGAACAGTTACTAAAGAAACTTCTTTTAACTTAGCTTGTGATACGACTGTGTAGCCATCTTTAGAAGGCTGTGATGCAATTATTTCAGCACCAATGCTAAGTCCTGTGACAAGCCCTTCTTGAGCCATAATCAAAGCATCTGATCCTGCTGTGCTGCGGCTTAAACGAAATACAGCATAAATGCCATCTGCTTTTTGTTCTGCTGAAATCATTTTGCCGATTGGCTTTTGTAAATTATGTTGTGACAATAAACGAATCTTTGATGGATCAGCGATTTCAATAGAGTTAGCTGCAAATGTGTATTTGCCTAGATTTGTGCTACCAATTTCGCCTGTTCCCATAGGAACAATCTTTCCAGAAATTTCGCGGCGTTCTTCTGAACACTCAATTGATGATGCTTCGATGTATAAAGTTTCCATTAGCTGCCGTTTCCGTTAGGTGAAAGGTCTTCCATTTCCATTGCTTGTTCAGTTGTAATTAAACCAAGTGCAAGCATCTTCTCAAGTACAAGAAGTCTCTGCATTGGTTCTGTTCTCAAAAATGTTTCGTCTAAATTAAATTTTACATAATGTCCTGTAGTGGACACGTCATCCATGCTTAGTCTTGATTCGATAGCGGATACATAAGGTTGCAGTGTGAAAGCCACCATTTGTTTGCGCTCGTCTTGGACGTTGGCATAAGTCATTGTCGTGTTCATCGAAGCACTTACATAATAAGGATCTACCGAACATAATCTGGCGCATTCAGTGGCAAGGTTCTGGATGGCATCGTTGTAGCCCATGTCCTTAGGTGAAAAACCAATTGTCTGATAATCAATCGTAGAAGTTAAGTATGCGACTCCGTTATTATTTCGCGCTTTTTTCCAAGCTGCTAAAAGACCAGAAACTTCACTTGGTGGAAGATCAGCACCTGTATTTTTTAGGAAGCCAGTCGCAGATGGAGTTTGTAACGCAACGCTTGCTGCGTTTTGTGCATCAAGTGCAGCTTTAATTGTCTTGCCGCCTACAGCTAAGATGCCTTCGTCTTTTTGGAAAGTAATTAAAGATCCAAGACCTGACATTGGTAGAGGCTTACCATCTAAAAAGTATTGCGTGACAAAATTGTTTTCTGAATCTGTAACAAATGTTACGCGGCTGTTAGCAACCCATTGTGCATTTGCCATTCTTCCGTCTTCGATATACGTCTCTGTAATTAACCAGTAACTGACACCAAACATAAGAAGGCTATCTAAAGTAAAATACATTGTTTCAAATCGTGGCTGCGCTTTAGAAGGTTGCTCGACCCAGCGTGGTGGAGAAATCATTTCGCCAGTAGACTTCTTGTAATACTCAAGTGGGATCGATGCGATTGTTCCCGCGATTAGGTCTCTACATCTTTTGATTGCTGGCACTTGGAGAGCTTGTGTGCGAGTCACCAAGATTGGATAGTAATTACCGAATGACAGGTAAGAGTCAGACATTACCTGCGGCGCGTTTTGCGCTTCAATGATTTGCGGCTTACGCGAAAAGATACCCATAGACAGAAATTGTACCATTTGTCAAGTAATTAGACAATCTGTTACGGCGTGTCTAACCGACTATAATCTCCGGCTTTGATTGTGGCTTCATCAAGGTGGACACGATCATTGCCAGTGAAATCGGCGCGGACACATCGCCGGCGGATTTCCTGCGGATGATTCTCCAGCCGTGATCGCTTTCTTTAGCCGCGCAATTGTTCATCTGTTCTAAAAAAATGTCCTGCCCCGAATGAACGACTCGATGATTTACGAGACTGTCAAGATAATCCGAACACGCCTGATAGAACTTTTGTCCTGAGACATCTTGGATCTGAACTCCAGCATTAGCTAAGCGTTCTGCAATGGTTGCCGTGGTATATTTGTCATGGCATACAGCCTTAGGACGATAGATATCGCACCAAGACTTAATAGAAGCGGCGATCTTCAACTCGTCCACGGCTGTATCGCTGTAATAGGTCTCTAGGATTCCAATCCCGATCCGTCCGTCCGGAAGTATCTGACCGGCACAAAGACTTGCATTTCTTTTTGACGGACTTACGTCAAACCCGAATACTGTATAGGCTCCAGCTGACATTTGAAGATCGCTATCGCTGGTTTCCTCAAGTATGCCCATCGGCCACGGACTTGAAAGAGCGTCAATCCACGAACACAACGTCTCCGTGCGAATGGACTCAACTGTGCTCATCGCTAACGTCTCTCGGATCGCATCTTCTGTAACTGTGTAATTAAGTGATGGGTTAGCCATAGCGACTGCATCCCAGAACTCTTCTGAGTTAGGATCGATCTTAATATATTGGGGTGCTGAGTATTCCCAGTAGCCTAATTGCTTAGGCGGATACTCCATCGCCCTATTTCTCATATCGTTAAGCACTTTTGAAAACGCATCTCCAGCATTGCTACTAAATAGCGATTGGGAATTGGCGCGAGCTCTGGTCACTGGACTAGCCGCGATAAACGCCTGTTCATCAATCTCGCGCAGCTCATCAATCCATAGGAAGTCTGCTGTTCTACCGCGAGCACCATCTCTGGTCGCAGCTACTACGTCTAGGCGGCATCCGCCGAACTCCGGCAATAGCTCGATGGACTCTGTGCCGTTGGCATAACGGATTGCCTTGACCTGACACATCAAAAAGTCATGGCTTTCGATCATTGAGGCTATCTCTCGAAATGAGGTCAAAGCCATGCCTCTATTTGAGGACATCATCAAGATGTTCTTCTCGCGGAAGATAAACAGTCCTGCAAGAACACGCATACGCGCAAGATGAGTTTTACCGCACTGGCGCGATGCCAACAACAAATTACTCTTACGATGGAACATCCCTTGAGCGTCAATTTTAAGCATGTCTTCAAGCACATAATGCTGCCACGGCAATAAAGGCATGCCGATTTGTTCTGCGAGCTTAGCAACCTCATCCACTCTGGATTTGCCTTTAATAGGCGCATTGGACAGGCGTGGTTTCGTCTGCCCCAATCTCTTTCGTTTCTTAGTTGCCATGTTTCTAGTCTAACTCGGTTCTGGTCGGTTTATGAACGGACTGTCTTGGACTGGTTTGGCGCGTGTCGGGGAGATAGGAGCAGG